TGCATTTCTGTAAGTTTCTTTGGTAATCCCATAATTGACATATAAGGTAATATACCGTATAAAGCAAGTGTCGACAGCGGTATCGGATGGGAGACTGGATGATACCGCCGATCCATTATGATTAAAGGAAAGCTATTTAGACAGATATTAGATAAATTTATGACAGCTCCTGTATCTCAAGAGGCAAGAGTTCAAGTGGTATTACCCAATGGTGACTTCTATGATGTTGCCAGTATACAGCTGTTAGAGAATAAATTATTAGGTGTAAGAGAAACACATAGGTTGGCTATTACAGTTGAACCCACTAAGTGTAGTATGGGTGAAATTATCAAAAAGCTATAATGAAAGAAGTATTATTTGTATACAATCTGTGTGGTTTGGCAAACGACAACACAGATAAATGGATAGAGATTATTGACGAGTGGTTAGAGTATAGAGAAGACTTTGATATTGTCGTATCTGCTTGCAATGTTAATGACAAATGCAAGACAAAGTTTGCAGAACATTTTAAGGGCAAAGACATACAGATTAATTATATAGAGGATAAACTGCCAGTTAACATAACATTCAATCTTAATTGTAAGTTAAATCCTGGGTATAAGTATTACGTGTATTGTTCTTCTGATGTAAGGCCTAACCGTCAAAAAAATATTATTAAGAAGATAGTTGACTTTCATAAGTCTAACAACAACGCTATAACTGGAGCATATGTTCTCCACGATAGCTATCATTGTAATTATAATTACATTAGAGATAGAGTTCGTAAAGGAGAGAATGTAACATACAAACCAGGAGAAGGTTTTAATTGTCATTTTGCTTTGTTTGATGGGTCTATGTTAAATCATTACCCGTCATTGATGCCTGATGTATTTGAGTCTTTTGCAACAGAGAGTGTGTTTATTTATGTTTGTTTAGGGCTAAATAAAAACATGGGTATGGTGAGTGCTAAAGCTGTAAATCTATTTCACCCACACAAAGACATGGATGGGTCTTCTTCTTTTACAAAAAACAGAGGATTTCAATTCTTGTTTAGAGGTGACTACAAAGAAAGATTAGTAACAGAGGAAGGTAGATCTGTAGGGTTTGGTTATGAAGAGGTGGGCAAGGTTATGCCTCACAGAAAAGAAGCATACGAAGACGGCAAATGTAAGGACCCTGCTGCGTTATGTAACTTTGTAAAAGGCGCAGTATATTTAAATGATAAAGAGTTCAACTACATGGCAATAAAATATGATACAAAACATTTTTAAGACAGAGATATTTAATAATAGAGTGGTGCAGGAAGTTCCTGAAGAATACACGCAAGAGTGTAGAAAAATAGCTTTGCAATATAACTCAAGGATTGTGTCAAATAGAGGTGGCTATCAAAGTCCTGTTCTTAGACCACAAGGAGCATTGATACATTTCTTTGAACAGAATTTACCTTATGCTTTAAATATGATGAAAGAGGCTTACGACGTTAAGAAGCCACTAAGAAATCATGGTTTTTGGGTTAACATAAACAAGAGCAGTGATTACAATGTTCCACACCTACATCCTGGCTGTGTCTTCTCAGGTGTGTTTTATTTGAAAGCACCAAAAGATGCAGGAGCTATTGTATTTCATGCTGACTTTGGTGATAAGGTTGAATACTCTAATCAAGTAGAAAAGCTATCTACCGTATTCCATACAGATTGGAGAGTTCCCATATCAAATGGTCTGCTTCTGATATTCCCATCATGGCTAAAACATTCTGTTGAGCTGTCTGAAACCGAGTCTGAAAGAATATCCATAGCGTTTAACTACGGGTGGTAGTTACGGTGAAACCTGAGAGAAAACTATGGCACGAATTAAAGAAAAAAACACCTGATATTACGTGGACAAGGATAGAAAATTTGGCACTTCCAGGCGTTCCTGACCTGCTTGGATATAATAAACAGCAACACTTTTTTACAGTTGAGTTGAAAGTAACACGAGGTAACAAAATACGTTTCTCACCACATCAAATTGCCTTCCACATAACACACCCTGACAATACATTTATCTTAGTAAAGTCTCTCGCTTCTAGTAGCTACAAACTTTACGAGGGAAAAGTTATTCAGGAGCTTGTTGCTTGTGGCTTGCAGCTTGACGCTTGCTGCTCGGGGCTTGACGCTTGTTGCTTGAAGCTTGATGCTTGTGGCTTGTAGCTTGTTGCTCGCGTCTTTTTTTTCGAAGCTCTGCGTAATATTTCGGGTGATACCAAACCATTAGTGCTGGCCATACGCTACATTCTTTACAGCAGGATCCCAGCAAGACCTACAATCTCTACATTCGTTACCCTGTTTTGGAGCCGGGCATGTCGAGCCGGTAGTAACAACTGTAGAGGTCGTAGGCCATGAGCTGGGCGCCAGCTGATTCACCATCGGAGCTGAAAATCTTATTACAAGATTATCAGGCTTCAACGAAAGGAAGGCTTTCACCCACGCTTCGCGAGTCGGCATCCAATGCTTCACGCTTGGCGTAAGTTTACAGACAGCGAATATTTTTAATAGATGGTCCTCGTCCTGAACATCTCCAGAATCGTGCCACCTGAAAAACTTTGATTTCTTTGAATTAATTATTGTTGCCATAGCTCCTGTCCAAAGCGGGTGCCTGATAGCTTCCAGCCGCTTGTATTGTGCAGCCTGGACAACTTTAAAAACATAGCAACCCTTCAGGGCGTAACAGTCGAAGCAAACAGAGCCTGGAACCTTCGCAAGCTTCGCGCCTGTTTTGCATTCTTTTGCAGGTAAACCGTAGGCCCATCCTGGCATCTTGCTGGGCTTGCTCAGGCTTCCTGTAATCTTTAATGCATCTATAACTTTCATAATTTTTTATACTCTCTAATTGTGGCAAGCTTGTGGCTTGCTGCTTGCCGCTTGAAGCTTGACCCCAGGTCCATCCATGTACGAGTTTCGCCTCTCGCAGGTTTGCAGGATGGACCAGGACTCAGGTTTGGCCAAGAAGCCAGCCGCGTTATTTAACGGAGCTTGCTCCAGCTAACTTGACCTGGTCAAGAGATGTAATTGTTATTCTCTCTCGAGTAAACATCACACAATCGCTTGACCCCAGATCGGCGGTGCGCACTCCCTTAGTCTCTCGACTGGTTGTTCTTGTCGCCGATCAGGGCTCAAGCCCCTCCGTACAAGTGCAATACTCCGTAAGGGGTGAAGCAGGTTCAATGACGTGTAGTTTTGGAGGCTCACGCCATTGAACTTGACATAATATATAATATAGGATATTCATATTGTCAAGCATAAAAATAACGAAAGGAATAATTATATGCCAAAAACTATGACGAAGTATCAACTAGACCATTTCAAATCAAAGGTGCGAAGAAACTTCAACCCTTTAATTGAAGAACAGGAATTGTTGGTAAAACAATATAGAGCAAACGCCACAGAGAGAGTTGTCAGTAAGTTAGCCAAAAAAATGGGCGCTGATAAAATCTTAAATGACTTCAGGAAGGCGGAAGCTCAACTTGAAGCAATAAGAGATAAAGCTCGTACCTTCTTCAAGAAGAAGGCAGAAAAAGACGAAAAGAAAAGTCTTAACTATTCTATAACAGATAGAGACGAAAAGTTAAGTCTTAAAGATTGCGAAGAGCAACTGAAGGACTGGGCAAGAGAGCTTGTTGATCGTGAAATAAGAAGACGACCTGAAGGCTTGAAGCTAAAACAACTTGAGGACTTAAAACAAAAAGCCATTGATACAGTTATGGAAAGCGGAACGCCTGAAGAACTTATCAAGTCTCTTGACGCTACAACCAAAAAGATTGGTATCGCGTGGGTTGTGGATACTTCCAAAATACAACAAATCGGAAGCAATTAACTATTGACAATGTGTAGGACTTCCTATAAAGTCCTACACATAACGAAAGGCATAAAATGTACAATACTTTACTATATATCGGACTGACTTTAATGGCAGTAGGCTTTGTAGGTTGGGTTGTTTCTATATGTATGGAAAGACACTATGAAGTTAAACTGTGGGAGTTAGAGCAAAAGAGAAAGGCAGAAAATGGACAGAGATAAACTGATGGCACAGACAGACTTTGTCGTATCGTGGCACGCGAAAAAATATAACAAAGTTATTTTTAGAATAGGCAACATGAGTAAAGAGGGTTGCAGAGTTTGGGAAAGCAACGGCAAGAAGTATATGTGTTTTTGGGACACAGTATTACAGAGATATACAACTTGCATTGACCCAATGATAACTTATAAGCAAGCCACACAATGATTGAGTTATTTAATATTATATTTATGGAGAGCCCTCTCGGGCTCTCCATGATCCTAGCTTTCGGACTGGGTGCAATTATTTATACCCTATTGACAGAAGGAATTAAGTAGGATAATATAGGACTATGAAAACACAGACAGAAAAAGCAAAACTAAAAATCATCGACGATGTAAAACTAGAACCAACTCTTAAAGAGGCGCAAGCTTTTGTTGGTGGCTATGTTGAAGGTATACAGTTCCCTAACGGGGACTATCTTATCGTCAATGAAGAAGGTAAGTTAAAAGGTTTACCCTTCAATGAAGAGGCATCAAAGTTATGGAAGGACACGTTCGATAACCCTAACTTTATAACTGGTAGAGATGACTTCGTTGTAGGTAATGCCATACTAATTAAAAGAGACGCCCTTAACGAGTGGGCCGCGTAAAATAAATTAGAGACGCGGAGCGCCCTGCGGGCGCTCCGCGTAGAGGTACCAGAGACGGGGCAAAAATTCCTACAGATTTAATTTTCTATTTATGTAAACATAGAAGGGGTCCCAGCAGGTGGCATATATTGCCAAGTCTTGTATATTCATATACAGTAAATACTTTGTAGGTTACAAAATTGATCCTAAAAAATTTTGCAGAAAATTTTTTTGAAATGAAAATAGATTTAGAAAAGATAAAAAGATTACCTCCTGATGTAAGAAAAGAGTTCATGAAGACTTATCTTCAGCACGCTGAAAAGAAGAAAGAAGCTGGCATAAGAGATGACTTTATGAAGTTTGTAAAACATGTCTGGCCTGACTTTGTTGAAGGATCACATCACAAGATAGTCGCTGAAAAATTTAATCAGATAGCAGAAGGCAAAATTAAAAGGCTGATTATAAACATGCCACCTAGACATACAAAGTCTGAGTTTGCTAGCTACTTGCTGCCCGCTTGGATGGTGGGTAGAAACCCGAAGCTCAAAATAATTCAATCCACTAACACCA